AAAGTCAACCAGGACGACATGGGTGTCCCCGCCAAGTGGCAGACGGTGGTATTCGATCGCACCGTGCCGGACTACAGCGCTCCCCAGGTGACGACGAGCAGCTACAGCGAGGAGATCGCCCAGAGCGAGGCGGAGCAGACGCGGCGTGAGATCGAAGAAGATGACGGCGTTTGGGAAGCGCGGATGGCCGAGAGCGAGCCCAAGCGCAGGAAGGTCGCCAAGGTGAAGGACGAGGCCGATGACTTTGCGTGAGCAATGGGTAGGCGACACGTTCGTCGCGGACAAGGTTGCGACCGAGGCGAAGCACCCGAGCATGTCGGATGTGAAGTCGCTGCCCGGCTACCGCGAGCACGCCGACGGAACGTGGAGCGCGCCGGCCAAGGGAGCGTGGGGCGAGGCGATGCGGCCCTACTGGCGCGCGGACATGGCGCGGCACCAGGGCAACCTCGGCAACGGAGCGTACGAACCGAAGCAGCGACTGCGCGGCAAGACGAAACTGGTGGCCCGCGAAGGCAAGTTGTATCGCGTTACGGACGGACAGCTCGTGGAGGTGGTGTGATCTACGTCGAGGGCTACCACATCAATCAGAACGTCTCGCCCGTCGATCCCGATGTCGGCGGGGGTAACAACGTCGGCTGGTCGGGCAACGTCGTGACGGCACTCGCCGCAACGAACACCGTGCCCTTGACGCTGCACTTCGACGGCACGAGCGAGGACGGCGACGTCGGCGCGTTCCAGGGCAAGCTGGATGGCACCATCAACCCCGGTGAGCTCTACCGCGTGTGGCTCGTCGCCAAGGAAACCGGCTCCGACTTGAGCTGGAACACACACTGCCCGGCGCTGCTGCTGTTCGATTCCAACGGCCATCCTTACGGCATCAGCAGCCCGGCTAACTTCTGGGGCGCCGGCACGAATCGGACGCTGTCCAGCATCTACCAGCAGTTCTCCGTCACGCTGCAGATGCCGGCCAACACGCAAGGCGACCAGACGCCGAGCAGCGTGGCGCTGTGGGCGTTCGCGCCGGAAGCACAGGGCGGCGGCTTCGCCGCGACGCGGACCCTCTGCATCGACGAACTCGTCGTGGAACCGCTGGGGAGCGTGTAGGTGTCGGTTCTTCTGACCAAGCTGCGCGGCCGGGTGCGGTCCAAGATTCGCAGCCTGGACGGCAAGGCCACCGGCCCCGATGTGGTGGCGGTCGATATTGCCCTCTGCGATGCCTACATCGCCCTGCAGGCGGACTTGCCGCAGCCGACGCTGTACACCGCCAACGCCGTGACGATCTCCGCGGGTACGGACTTGTTCTCGCTGCCGGTCACGGTGACGAGTTCGGGCTACGGGACGGGCAGCGAGGAATACGCCGGGCAGGTGGACTTGCAGCGCACCGTGGACGGCTTGTTCCTCAGGCGGTACACGGTCAACGAGCTCGAGTCGTGGATCAACGGCAACGTGACGACGCCACTCGGCATCCCGGAGCGGTTTGCCTTGTACGAGGACAACGGCCAAGTCGTGAGGGGGCGTTGCTACCCCGGCGCCAAGTCGGCCACGGTGTGCAACCTGTACTCAACCCTGCACGCCAACGACCTGCGCGATTGGGTCGGCACGGGAGGCTCGGAAGGCTTGGAGACGGTGAGCGCCAACCTGTCGCGGGTCGGGGCTGCGGCGTTGGTGGACTACACCGCCGCGATGCTGGTGGCGCGGATGGATGCCGACACACTGAAAAAGCGCGGCCTCAACCCGCAAGTCGCCACGCTGTGGCAGCAGGAAGCCGACCGGCTGCTGTACCAGGAAGCTGCACGGCGTAATGCCATCGAAAGCAACGGCCTCACGCAAAGGCGGGTGAGCTAGTGGCTGTCCTGACCTACGCCAACCTGAAAAATCTGGCGTTCGACCGCGCGCAGGTGAACGTCACGACCGATGCCCCCGTCTCGGACACCGAGTTCGCGCGCTTCATCAACGAAGCCTACAGCGACGTCTGGCAAATCAGCGGCGGCCGCCCCAAGACGGTGGCAAGCGCCACGGCGTGGACGTCGGCCAACTCGGCAACGGGCCAGGTGACGGGGATACTCACCGACGTCGAGGACATCATCCATGTGTGGGCGTCCACCACCTCGGGCAGCGTGGGAACGTCGGCGGGCGACACCGAATTGGATCGGGTCGAGCTATCCTACATCATGGCGCTGCGTGCCGATGGTGTGGGGCTGCCGACGTATGCGGCAACGACGCCGCCCAAGGTGTATGCGCTGTCGCGCAAGGCCACGACCACTCCCGCATCGGTCAACCTGCTGCAATTGGACTATTGGCCCAGCGTGACGGGGTTCTTCCTGCCGATCATGTACGTGCCACAGTTCACCGAAATCGACTCGGCCACGGTCACGACGCCCGACGTCAACGACCTCGAATCGCGCGACATCGGCCTGCTGTGCGCCGCACGCATCGCGCAGATGGTGCAACGCAACGACCTGGTTCCCGGCATCCTCGCGGACGTGTCGATGCGGACGCAGGCGGCGCTCGCGCGCAAGATGGCGGCGCTGATGGATGGCAAGCAAGACACGCCATGACGCCCGAGACGCTGGACCAGATGGTGCGCTAGATCGCCGCGGCGCAGAAGCCGGCGGAGCGCATCCCCTACGGCCCCTGGCAGGGGAGTTGCCGCAGCCTGACCGCCGACCAGGTGGGGCGGCAGTTCATCGCCGATCCGACCTCCTCTGTGGTCAGCAAGAACTACCACTACCTGCCGCGACAAGGCTGGTGGCGGCGGCGCAAGGGACAGAGCCAGAAGTTCGACACGTTCGGCTCGGCGGTCGGCATGCTGCCTGCCAAATGGTCGGCGCGGTGCCGGCAGATGGACGAGTTCCTATCGGACAGCTTCACCGATGGGATTCCGTCCGTCGCTGCGCTCTTGACCAAGGAAACCGTCACCGGCACCGATAACGGCCGGTTCTCCAACTTCTACGTGCGCGACCAGGTGAACAGCGTCAACTACACCGTCGGCGCCGACTTCCACACCACCAACACCTATCCGAGCCCCGGCACGGTGCAGAAGTACAAGTTTGCGCCGCTGTGGTACGACTCGGGCGACGGCGGCATCACGCGCGGCGAGGCGGAGTTCCAGCGCCGTATGCTGTTCAGTGGCTCGCGCAGTTACGCCACGGTCGGCAAGTGGACGTATTTCCCGAGCCTCTACGGCACGCCGTCGCGGTGGCGGGGCACGTTTACCCCCACGGCCGCGCTGACGCAGACCAAGTTCGGCGCCTCCGACCAGTCCGGCGGCAGCGCTCCGCCGTGGGGTACGTCGCCATTCTTTAGCAAGCTGGACGATGACACCAGCACCAGCGCATCGGATTCTGACTTCATCACGCATACGGTGGGGTCAGGGTCCGAGGGCAACGTGCTGACGATCCGCACGTCGGGCCTGCTGACGGACCCCGGCGTCGATACCGGGTTTACGTTCAAGTTCCGCGCACGGTGCTCGGCCAATGCCTCCACGAACCGCCGCATGATCTTCGGCATGTCCAACGTGTCAGGCGGCAGCATCTTCACGGCGCAGATCGGTGGCGACCAGAACGCTGCCACGCCGGTCGCCAACTTCGTCCGCACGTCTGACGGCACGACCGTCACGAAGCTATCGACCAGCTTCGATGAGTACACGTACAGCCTGAGCGGGTCGGAGTGCGCCGCGGTCAACTTCGCCAGCGCGTGGGATTTCAGCTTCACCTACAGCGGCACGACCTCGGCTGCTCCCACCATCGACATCTCGGCGTTCGAGTTCCAGACCGGTAGCACCACCACGGTGGAAGCCAACCGCCTGATGCTGTCGGGGCCGATACCGCCGACCCACTGCGGCTATCTGACCAAAGGCACGGCGGTGGCTGGATCATCTACCTCGGGCTCGAGCCCCACGGCCGATGTCTCGACGGGCGGCTGGACGCAGAACGATGGCGTCACGACCACCAACCTGTATTCGTTCATCAACGAAGCCAACACCACCGCCGATCCGATCACCGACGACTACATCCGCGCATTCGGGAGCAGCACCAGTACCTACAAGGGCACACTGGCGGATTTCGGCTTCACCCCGGCGTCCACGGATACCGTCAAGTTGCGCTGGCGGGCGCGGCGAAATCCGATTTCGCCGTCGATTGACCTGACCATCGACTTGCGGAAAAGCGACGGCACCGACTACGCCAGCAGCCTGCAAACGCTCACGGCGGGCTTCGCCAACTATGAATACACGCTGACCCCCGCCCAGATCACCGCGATCGGCTCCAATTGGGGCAGCCTGCAACTGTGGGCGATTGCCTCGGGCGGTGGGGCGTCGGATTACGTTCAGCTGGCCTGGTTCCAGCTCGAGTTCACGCCGGGGGCCTCTCGCTTGGGCGGCTGGCACGGTAAGGACCGCTTCCCGTTCGCCGTGGCGTATCGGTTCGAGGATGACGCCATCTGGGCGTTCACCACGCCGCGCATGCCCTCGGCCACACTTCCCAACGGCCTCGGCATCTTCACCGTGGACAGCAGCAACCCGGACACCGGCTACGACAAAGTGACGTGGACGCTGCCCACTCCGCCCTATGGGGCCAAGAAAACGGTGATGCTGCGGGGCACGAAAATCGACAGCACCACCGACGATAATCTGGCGATGAACCTGCACGATATGCGGATCGTGGGCGAAGTCGATGCCGGCGTCACGTCGTATGACGACTACGCCGCCGATGACGATGCTATCTACCTGGACGTGGACAAGCTGCTCGTGCACGAGGATCACATCATGCCGCCCCGCGCACGGTGGAACTTCGCCGGCGACTCGCGGGTGTGCCACAGCTATGGCGGGCTCAATCCTGCGGCAATCACCTTGGCTCCGGTGGGCTTCACGGCGGACTACGACCTCACCGGCTCCGACACGGCGACGGCGCTCTACGCATCGGGCACGCGCAGCTACTACAAGATCACGTCCGCCACGCTGACGCTGGTATGGGACAACGGCTCTACGACGAGCACGAAAGCGTTTACGCTGGCGTCCTACACGCTGCAATCGCTGTGCGATGCGATCAACGCCACCAGCACGGCGGATACCGACTGGAGCGGCGGGGCGGGCAAGGCGACGCAATGGCGGGCGCAAGTCCTGCCCGGTGTCAACGCCGATGCCGCGGCCACGAACCTGTGCCCGACCTCGCGAGCCATCACCTCCGTCGTGACGACGAGCAGCAGCACCTCATTGACCAAGGCGGCGGGCGGGCTGTCGGCGATTCCGGTCGGGGCATACGTCACCGGCTCCGGTATCACCGATGGCACCTACGTCACCGCGATTGTCTCCGATACGCAGTTGACTCTCAGCGCCGCCGCTACGGCCTCTGCGACCGTAACGTTGACGTTCGTGGCCGGGACTGGCGATTCGATCACCGGCGCAACCCACTCCACCTATGAAGGCTATGTCCGAGTGATTGCGAACAGCCTGCCCGGCTTCCTGTACTTCACCAAGACGTACCTCGCTACGTTCCCGGTCGAGAAATCCTCGATCTGGATGACCACCGCCTCACCGCTCTCTACGAAATCCGCCGCCAACAACTTCGTTGGGCGGGGGGCGAACAAGCACACGCCGCCCGAGTCGGCGGGGATTGCCATGGGCGGAGCGGGAGTCGATAACGGCTTCTTCGTGCCGTTCAGCCAGAAACGCGCAGTGATCCGCAACTTGAGAGATGCGGGCACGGGGCTCGATTCCGACTATCGGCTGTTCATCACCAACGCCGCCTCGGGAGCGTGTGGTCCTGTTGTCCCCGGCAATCGCTGCGCGTTCACGTTCACGCCCGAAGGCTGGATCGGCGCCGACTTGCAAGGCGAGATTCTGATTAGCGGCGACATCTACCACCACGCCCGGAGCGATGCCGTCACCGCCGTCGGAGACTTTGCCTACGAGGCGCCGCTGTGCGTCGCGGCTGCCGCTGCGGACACGGACACGGCGTTCATGTACGGCAAGGTTATGCGGAACGCCTTGTGGGTCAGCCATCGCAACCCGGCAGGAACGAGCACGACGGTGACGGACCGGCAAGTCTGCTACGACTTCTCGGCCAGCAACCGGCAGGGATTGGCGGCGCTCCTGCGGGACCAGCCCGTACACGGAGATAACGGCCGCGTCGTGATCCCTGCCGGTGTGCCGTGGGGTTGGTCCGCACCGCTTTTGGCGACTACCGCCGCGGTGGGTCGGTCGTTCTCGTGCATGTGCGAGGGACGCAGGAGCGACGGTTCCCACCTGTACGGCTGGAACGATGCCAACGCTGGCTCAACGGGCGATGGACGTATCGACGAGTTCGAGACGGGCGACACCGACAACGGCACCGCCATCGCCGCCAATCTGTATACGCCGTGGGAGTCGCTGGGCGATTCCAACAACATCGCGGGGCGGGAGATCGTATTCGATCACTCCAGCCCCGCAGCCTCCACGGTGCAAGGCTCGTTCACGCGCAGCTTCACCGGCGACAACTACACCTGTACGCCGGATGTGAGCAGCTCGCTCATCGTTAGTTCGTACCGCTGGGTGTTGCCGCTGAGTGCGCGCGTTCACTCGGCGGCGTGTTATCTTGGCTTCGCGCAGACCGCGGGCGGAGCCGGCGAGTTGCGTGGGATCGACTTCCTGGCAGCGACGTACAAAGACCTTCGACCGGGGACTGCTGGGTAGTAAGAAAGGGGGCCACGGATGGCCTTACCGACGCCGTACGGAAACCAAGCGCAGCAGATGGTGCAGGGAGCGCAGGCCCAGGGCTTCTTCAACCCGATGGGCTCGCCCCAGATCAACGCCGCCGTCCGCGCCAACGCGCTACGCAGCGCCGAGAACTCCCGCCGTAGGTCCGCGCTGCTGTCGCGGCTGATGGGGCTCGATCCCAACCAAGCGCGCGTGGCAGCGGTCAACGCCGATGCGCAAGGCTCGGCCGCGACGCAGAGCGCCCTCAACAATGCCCAATTCGGGCAGTTGATGGGCAATCAGCAGTATGCGCGTAGCCTGTTCGGCTCGCAGCTGCAGAACGAGCAGCAGCGCGGATTGCTCAAGTATCAGCACGACTTGAACAAGCCCACACTGGGCGGCTACTTCGGTCAGGCGTTGGGCTATGCGCTACCGGGAATCGGTGGCCTGTTCCATCGCGGTGGCGGGCAGCAGCAGCAAGGCGGGTTGCCGTCGTTCGATTACCTGAGCGGTGCCGCGGGGCTCGGCGGGCAGCCCGACTATTCCTATCTACTCAATCAGGTCAATCCGTATCAGCAACTGTATGCGGGAGGCCAGTAGCATGGCGGACCCGCAGGTGCCGACCGATCCGCAGACGATGCTCGCGCACCTGCTGAGTCTGCCGGCCGACCAGTTCGACGCCGCGCTCGGTATCGACGCCGCACCGGTGTTGGACACGGCGCCGATCCAGGCCCCGGCCCAGAGCGGCGGGCAGCGGTTCCTGCAGGGCTTCTCCGGGCTTGAGAACCAGCCGATGGCGCCGCCGCAGGATTTCGCCTCTGGGCTGCTCGGCGGGATCACTCGTGGCCTGGGAGCCGCGGGCACCCGTGCGGCGGCCCAGCGGGCGAAATTGGAAGCGGACGCGCTACGCAGGACGGCATTGCGGGACGCCCAGAACATCGCGGCGACACGTCAGCATCAGACCGAAGTGTCGGGGGCCAAGCGCGGCCTAGTGATGGCCGGCGTCCATGCCGAACTGGCGAAGCAGAAGGAAAAGACGCCGGAAGAAATCACAGCCGAGGCCAAGGCGCGGGCACTCGGCGAGGCGCAGGGCAAGGCCGCGGGGCCCGAAGCGCCGGGGACGGCCGAGCCCAAGCTGTCAGATGACGCGCTGAACGCGATGGTGTCCACGTATTTCGGCACTGGCGTCGCGCCAAGCTTCGGCATGGGCAAGCAAGGCGTAGCGAACAAGACACGGTTCTACAACCGCATCGGCGAGGTGGCAAAGGGCGGCGACATCGACCCTGCCCAGCGCATCGCGGCGTCCAAGGCGGAGCGCGACAACCTCACCAAGCTGACGACGACCAACGGCGCATTGACGGCATTCGGCAACACGGTCGAGAAGAATCTCAACCTGCTCGAGCCCGCCCTCAAGGGGTTGCCCGATGTCGGTGTGGGCGTGCTCAATGCCCCGCTGCGTGGTGTCGCGAGCCAGTTCGGCAGCAAGACCATGAGCCGGTTCAACGCCGCTCGCCAAACGGTGGTCAACGAGTTCGCCAAGATCATCAACAACCCCTCGCTGTCATCCAACGGCGTGCTGTCCGATTCCGCCCGCCACGAAATGGAAACGATCATCGACCCCAACGCGCCAGTCGGTGCGATTCGCGAGGCGATCAAGACGCTGCGCGGCGAGTTCAAGAACAGGAAGGCGTCGTACGCGCAGGAGATCGCCGACTCGCAGGCGCGCATCAAGTCGCTCGGCGCGCTGCCCGGCACGGCCCAGGCCCGTCAGCGCCCGCCGCTGTCGGCATTCGAGGGGCAATAGCATGCCATTCGACGTCGCAGGCGCGAAGGCCGCGGGCTACTCGGACGCCGAGATCAATGCCTATCTGGCCAACAAGGAAGCTGCTGCGCCCGATACGACGCAGACGGGCGGCGTCAACCCGCTCGTGCCGCTCGGCATCGGGGTTACAGGACTCGCGGCGGCAGGCTATGGCGCATCGCAATTGCCCAAGCTCGCGCGCGGGGCCGGTGGTGCGGCGCAACGCGCCGTGACCAAGTTCGCCGCGCGTCGCGTGCCCGGCGTGGGCGAAGCGATGGACGTGGCAGACCTCGTGAAGGAGTTGCGCGGACCCGGCGCACCGCCCGAAGCGACCGCACCGCCGCCCGTCGCCGAGCCCACCGTGATTGCGGAGAAACTTCCTGCCACGCGAGCGCGCGTGACGGACGAACTCAAAGCCCGCTTCCCCAAGGAACTCAAGAACTACAAGGCGGGCGAATCCATCAGCCACTCGCTGCTCGACAAGATCAAGACGGCCGACACGCTGCCCGGCTCAACCGCCTCACGCACCGGCCTCAAGGGCCAAGAGAAAACCGACATGCGCCCCGGCTACACCGCCTCCGGCAACAAACAGCGAGGCAAGAGCGGGCCGAGGCTCGTGCGTGATGCGGCGGCACGGGCCAAGGCCGTCGAATCTCCGCCCCCCGGCTCGGCTCGAGCACGGACGCAGGCCCCGGTCGAAGCACCGACCGATCTCGAGCAGGCGTTGCGCGCCTCGATTGCCGGCGAACAGGCGATGAAGGCGCGCGTCGGCGGAGTGGTGGACCCGATGGCCCGCGTGCAGGCGATTCGCAACCTGGGGCTCGTCGGTGGCCCGGCGCTCGAGGCGCTGCAACTAATCCTGGGCGGCGCCAACATGCAGAACGATATGCAGCAGGCTCACGATGTCTACCAGAACTCAGCGCATCCCAGCGCGGCACTTCGGCGAGCCCTGGAGGGCTCTCAAGGCTTTTAGGAGGGATCACGGATGATCCGCAAACTGCTGTCGCTGTCGCTGATCTTGGGAGTCGCCGCCACGCTCGCTGCGGCGGGCAATCAGGAGATGCGTACCTACGAGCTCTACTCCGGTGCCAACGCCGCCGACTCCACCGCGCGCACCAGCTACCGCATCCCGGTCAAGGGGGCCTCCAAGGTGTATCTGTGGATTCGCTCGGCGGGTGCAACCACGGATACGTCGTTCTGCGACTCGCTGACCACGTTCGCGGCGCTGTTCGGCGATAGCGTGTCGTTCATCGCCCGCGACTCGAGCGGCACCATCGTCACCCTGCGCAACTTCCCCGGCAATACGTCGGGCTACGGTAACAAGGCGTTCCCGATCTGCGCCGACTCCACGACGATCACACTCGTGGCCGGTACGACGGCGGTGGAAGATACGGTCAAGGGCATCGTCATTGCGACGCCCGACGTGGGTACTAAGCCGCTGCGACGCGGCATCTACGTCAACGTCACGCCGGCCGTGCGCTCTCAGCTCAACGCGGCGGGGCTCATCATCCCCAAGGGCGTGCCCGATCCCTCCGGCGTGATCCAGGGCAACTATATGTGGCTGCGGCTGACGCCGACGACGCGGCTCACCACGGCGGGATTCAGTAGCACGGCGGGACTTCGCACCGCGGGGGTCAACGGCCTGCGGGTCACGGCGACCGTTTACTACCCCAACAAGTAATGCCGATCACGCGCAGGCGCTACAACCCGGACAATATCAAGGATCACGCCGAGGGCCCCGCGCTCCCGGCGGCGATCAAGACCATTCGTCTGTGCCTGCGCGAGTTGTACGACCTGGTGGACAGCCTCTCGACGGGCAGCACCACGACGGGCGGCGGATCATCGAGCGGCGGCGGCAGCAGTGCGACGGTGGCCGACTCGCGCATCACCGTGGAGTGGACCGGCAACGGGGCGTACCGGGTCGATACCGCGGTGGATGGGGCGTGGCTGGTGCCGCACGACTGCGCCATTGAGACGATCTACCTGTGGCGCGGCACGGCAGGGACATCGGGACAGACGGTGATCGACATCAACCGCCGCCGCTTGAACGATGCGCCGGGGACGGAAACGAGCCTCTATACCACGACGGCGAATCGCCCGACCTTGGCCTATGACGACGCCGATGGTGTGGTGCCGTGCAACCTGCCGGACCTGGTGGACCTGCTCGCGGGAGATGTTGTGACGATCGACTGCGACGAGAAAGATAGCGGCACGCCGCGCGACTTCCGCCTGACGCTGGAGGCTGCGTAGCATGGCGACCTATACGGGCGGACTCGCGGAAAACGGCCTGCCCGAGCTGCGCGACGAGGGGGAAGTCTCCGAGCCCTCGATGACGCTGCGCGGTGTGCAGCGGGTGATGCTGACCGATGCCGATGGCGTCCCGGTCGCGAGCAGCGATAGCTCCGACACCGACGGCACGCCGGGCGATACGCCGGATGTCCCGCTCTACGTCGCCAACCCGGACGGCCAGAACCTGCGCGTGCGCGTGGAGGGTGAGCCGGGGGTCAAGCTGACCGACGGCATCGATGTCGCCGACGTGTTCGATCTGACCAACGCCAACCCGCTCGCGGTGGCGATCGTCGATAGCAGCGGCAATCAGATTACTAGCTTCTCGAGCACCGTTGCAGATACGGAACTCCCCGCGGCTGCCGTGCTGGCGGATGGCACGTCCAATCCTACCGCCCCCGCGGTCGGCGCGTTTGGGCACGTCTGGAACGGTGCGACGTGGGACCGGACGCCCGGTAACGCTACGGATGGCACCCTCGTCAACCTCGGCGCCAACAACGATGTGACCGTGACGTCGGGGTCGGTCACGGTGTCCGATGGTGGCGGGTCGATATCCGTCGATGACAACGGCGGCAGCCTCACGATCGATAACGCGGCCTTGTCCGTGACGGGCGGGGGCGTGGAAGCCTCGGCGCTGCGCGTGACGATCGCATCGGATTCCACCGGCGTGCTGTCGGTGGATGACAACGGTGGCAACCTGTCGATTGACGACGGCGGCAATTCGATCACCGTCGATGGCTCCGTGACTGTTACCCAAGCGACGGGCACCAACCTTCACGCGGTCGTGGACTCGGGCACCATCACGACGATCACCAACGTCGTGCATGTGGACGACAACTCCGGCTCGCTGACCGTGGACAACGCTGCGCTGTCGGTGACGGGCGGCGGAGTCGAATCCAGTGCCTTGCGCGTCACCATCGCCAACGACTCGACCGGCGTTCTGAGCGTTGATGATAACGGCGGCTCGTTGACGGTGGACGGTGCGGTCACGGTGACGCCCAATGCGATTGACGACGCGGCATTTACGCCCGCGGTCGATCCCGTCACGGTTGCAGCGGCGACGTTCGATGACGTGCAACCCGATAGCGTGGACGAGGGCGATAAGGGCGCGCTCAGGATGTCGGGGCGGCGCGAGCTGTATGTGCAACTGCGTGACGCCGCAGGCAATGAGCGCGGCTTGCAAGTCGATAGCTATGGGCGGTTGGCGGTCACGCTGCCGACGCCCGATCCGGTGGACCCCGAGCCCAATATCGTCGTGGTCGATGGCACCGTGGCGACGATGGCGAAGCAAGCCACGGCGAACGCGCAGAGCGCGCTGACCATCTCGACCACGGCGCAACGCATTGTCAGCGCGAACGCGGCACGATTGGCGCTACTGATCTGTAACAACGGCGCGGGCACGCTGTACGTTGGCAACACCTCGAGTGTGACAACTTCTGGCGCCACGATGGGCGTGCTCGTGCCTCCCAAGGGGAGACTGTCGGACATCGGCGACGGGGTGTATGTCGGCGAGCTATGGGGTATCTACAGCGCCGCGGCCACGACGCAGAATGTTGTAGTGTGGGACTGTTCCTAGCCAAGGAGGGCTCAGGTGATTAACGAAATCAAAGTCGGGCCGCAGACCAATGCCGATGGGGCGCAGATCGTCGCCCGCGGCGGCAAGACCGGCGCGCAGGTCGTCGCCGATGCGCACGGTCGCTACTTCGAGGCGGTGGCGCGCGGCAACGTCTACACGGCGTGCAACCAGTCGAGCACCACGTTCACGCTGTTCGGCACCACGACGGCGACAGGGTTCCTGCTCAGCAACCCGAGCGGCAGCGGCAAGAACCTCGCGATTCTCCAGATCGGTTACGCGCGCGTCACCGCGGAGTCGGCCGCGATCGAGCAGTTGGTGCTGTCGGGTGCCTATGCCAGCCAGACCCTCTCGTCGCTGACGGCGCTCTCGACTCGTTCGATGCTGGTCGGTAGCAACGCCACTGGCGTCGGCGTCGCCTACTCGGCGGCCACGCTGTCGGCGGCGGGCGTCATCATCGCCCCGGCATTCGTGCCGTCGGTCAGCGCCACGGCTCCTGTCAACAACGGCCCCATGGCGATGGTGGATTACGGCGGCAGCATCGTGATCGCACCCGGCTCGTGGCTGCAGCTGGCCGCAGGATTCACCAACACGCTGGCTGGCATCGCATCGATGACGTGGGAAGAAGTTGCCGCGTAAGTCACCGCACAAGTCTCGCAAGAAGCGAAAGGGGTGCCGCATGGGAGTCGAGATCACCGGCGGGGACAACACCGTCAGCGCTACCGCCGATTCGGACACTGCCACACCGCTGACCGTCACCGGACACTCGGCCACGCAATCGGCCGACTTGATCCAGGGCGTATTCAACAACGGCGGCACGCTGATCCCCATCTTTGCGGTGACGCCTGCGGGACAATTGCGCGTGGCGGCAGAAAGCGGGCACGGCGACACGCCTGTGCAGGGCCTCGTGCTGGTCGCCAACTACGACGGCTCGGGCAACTTCGATATCGACACCCTGACCAATTCGTTCGCATTGTACGGCCCGTCGCCGCGATGGACGGGTGCGCGCTGGGCGGTATTGGAGGATTTCGTAACTACGGGGCCAAGCCACGGCTCGGTGATGATTGCCGACGGCTTGGCTGATAGCGGCGGCGGCCCAGACGTGGCGGCGGGATGGGTGGTTGGTCGCACGCTGCAAATCGCGCCCGATCTGGGTGGCTTGCTTGTGATCGGCAATATCGGCGACGTAACGGCGTCGATCAATTCCGCCCTGTCTGCCACCGGTACATACACGCTCTATACGCCCGGCGGTCGCTTCGTCATGGTGGGCACCAACCCCACGCCTGGCACCAATGAAATCGGTATCGTAGACGCCACCGCGCAAAGCGCATCCATCGCGTCGAGCAATCTCGCCAACACCGTCCCGGCCGGTTACTACCGGGTCTATTACACGCTCGGTGTCACTGCCACTCAGGTCGGGGCAGCAACGGTGCAGTTCGCCGTGCAATATACGGATGACGTTGGCTCTACATCGCAGAGCGGCACGGCGATTTCGCTGACGGGATCGAATCGCGACCGCGGCTCGTTCGAGATTTACCTAGTTTCCGGCAATGTCACCTATTCAGCCGCCGTGGTCGGTGCCGTGGGAACCGGCCGCTACGCGCTGCACGTGCGCATCGAGGCATTGGGATAGATGGATCGCAAGAAGCTCATGGACGAGCTGGCCCGCGACGAAGGTCGCGTGCTGACCGCCTATCGCGACTCGATGGGCTATTGGACCGTCGGGGTTGGGCATCTGCTCGGCTCATCGCCGCGCATGTCACGCATCACCGATGACGAGTGCGATGCACTGCTCGAGTACGACATCCGCCTGGCGGAAGCGAGAGCCCGCAGCGTGGTGCCCGATTTCCTCACCATGAGCGATGCGCGGCAACGCGCGCTCTGTAATATGTCGTTCAATAGAGGCGAGCACTTGGCGAGAAGCACCACGATCGTGCCGGCGATTGCCAAGGCGGCGAAGTCGGGGCTGGAGTCTGACTGGCAACTCGTTCCGGCAGCGATTGCGGGCAGCGAGTGGGCGCAACAGGTCAAGGCGCGGGCCGTCAGGCTGGGGCAGATGTTCGCCACCGGAACCGACTACGTATGACGTGGCAAGTCGTTCAGTACCTGCTCGGCGGCGGGTTGCTCGTCAACATCGTGATCCTGGCCGCAGCGTGGGGCGACATGCGGCGGCAGATCGCAGCCAACCGCGAGAGGCAGGACGAACGCCATGAGGAAACCGACAAGAAGCAGGACGAGCGGCACGCCGAGAACACCCGCAAGCTGGACGACATCAGCCACGATGTAAAGCGGACCAATGGGCGCGTCACGCGATTGGAGGAGCAAGTGGTCAACCACCAAAAGGAGATCAACCGGCTCCGAGATAGATCATGAGATGGCCCAAGTTGCACGTAGTGCTGGAGCACGATCGCGAAGTCAAGGACTGGCTGCGCTACTTATCACAGGAGGTGCGAATCATGACGGTCGATCTCAAGCGGTTGAAGAAGGACGTGGCGGACCTCGGCAGTGACACGCAGACGCTCAAGGCGGCGGCCGATCAGGCCGAGGCCAGCATGGACGCGATCAAGGCCAAGCTGGACGCGCTGATTGCCGCGGGCGATCCGGCGACACAGGCGGAACTGGAAGGCATCGCGGCGCAGATCGAGGCGGCCTCGGCAGCGCTCAAGGGCACGACGGCCGAGCTCAAGGCGGCCAGCGACCGCGACAACCCGCCCACCGTGGCACTGCCGTCCGGCAAGGTCGGCGAGGCGTACTCGGCCAGCCTGGCGGATGAGGACTCCACGTCCGTCACATGCATCATCCAGTCGGGCGCGCTGCCGGATGGCCTGGCGATCGACCTGGAAACGCTGTCGGGCACGCCCACCGTGGCGGGGGACTTCTCCGTGGTGCTGTGGCACATCGATGCCCAGAGCATCCACGTGGGACCGGCGACCAACTACACCATCAGCATCGCGCAGTAACTCATCCACCGCGGAGGGTTCACGGATGAACCCGCAGACCATCGGACAAGTCGGGCTACTGCTCGGCAGCCTCGGCGCCGCGATGCAGTGGCTCCGGGCGCAGAAGGCGTTCCCCGATTGGGCGTTCTACGCGATCGCGGGACTGCTGGCGGCAGGCGGCGTCTACCTCGCCACGGACGGCGCGGTGCTGGACTGGCGCGGCTACATCCTCACCAACTGGCCCGTGCTCGTCACCTTCTTCGGTGCCGTCACGGGCGGCAACTCGCTCGTCAGCAACGCAGCCAAGGGCTTGGTCGCCAAGGGCGCCAACTCCGACAACATGCTGATTCCGCTGACGGACTCCAAAGGCTCGAAATGAAAGGAACCCACATGCTGCGAGGCATTCTCGCCGCTGCTGCATTGCTGTTTCTCTGCGTAGCCCTGCGCTGCGCCTCCGCCGATCCCGTCATCACCCCCTCTCTCGGGGCGAACGTCGTCACGTTCGACAAACAGAGCCGTCCCAGCGACTTCGAGCTCGGCGGGACTGGAGCGTTGAGCGTGTCGCCCCACATCTCCGCCGTGGCGGGGGCGTGGTACGGCGTCGGGCGGACGTATCTCCGGGGCTCGATCGGCGCGCGCATCACGGCGACCGATGTGCAGAACGAGAACTTCTCGATTGGGCTCGGGGCTCAGTACAACGGCTCGAGCGACCCAGACCTGCGCCCCGAAGGTTGGGACGGCGACGCCACGATCGGCTGGCGGCCCTACCCCGACCGGATGCCCAACGTCGCCTTGGTCGCTCAGGGCGCCTACCTGTTCACGACCCAGGAAGCCCAGATGACCTTGGGCATCCGCTACGCCTTGAGGGCCTTCTAGATGACCGTACTGGAACTGCTATCCAAGTGGGGCCTGCAGTCGGGGCCGGTACTCATCAACGCACTCAACTGGCTGGTCAAGAACGCTCCCGACCTCGCCCCTCAGGCCCAGGCGGCATTGGACGAGCTCAACAAGGCGCTCGGTCCCGAAGCGCTGGGGAATCTGGCGCAGGTGGTGGTCGAGGAGTTGAAGGATGTCGGCCAGGGCAAGACCGACGGGCGATTTCACCCCTCAGATTTGGGCTAGGGAGGAACCGTGCCACTCAAGCGAGGTTCGAGTCCCAAGACGATCGCGAAGAACATTGAGGAGTTTCACACTGGCAAAACCTACGCCCGCACCGCCGCCGAGTTCGGGAAGGAAAAAGCGAATAAACAGGCTGTGGCGGTGGCAATGAGCGAGGCGGGCAAGTCGCGCAGAAAGCGGGCGAAGTGATGGGCCGCCCGCGTCAGGCATCGAGCGCCAAGAGCAACAGCCCCACCGCCGCAACGGGCAAGGTGGGCAACTACGCCGCGCCCGTCGATACCGCCGGCATGTCGCAGGCGGACAAGGAGACGTTCGGGCTCGGCTCGCCGTCGCTGGTCAGGAAGTCCACGCCCGATCCGGTGAGCTCCGCCGTGTCGAGCGCCGCCGCCGTGGTCAAGCGGGTCGTGTCGGGAGTCGGTCGGCACCTGAACTCCACCGGCAGCCAGCGCAGCCCGAGCACGATGCTGGACCGCAAGCCCAAGGCCCCCGCCGACACGCTGTCGGACGCCGAGCGGGAACGCATCGCCCGGAAGTACGTGGACTGACATGGCCCGCAAGCGGATCACGATTCGCGATCTGGTAGCGGCGTGCGCGGAGCGCTCGGGGCTCGAGCGGCGGCCGTTCATCTTCATCCTGTGGACCGATGCGGCATCGGATCACGGCTGGGACAGCGACTCGGGCAGCTGCTCGATCGGCCCGGTGTGGTCGGCGGGTTTCACGCTGGTGTGCAACGCCGAGCAAGTGGTGCTGGCGGGGGATGTGTCGCCCGAAGGCGGCCATAACCGCCGTATCGCGGTTCCCATAGCGTGCATCAACGAAATCCGCCACGGTGCGATGGACGGTCCCTTGGTTTGGCAAGCCAAACGGTCCAAGTGAGCAAAGCTACCAAGTCGAAGGTTCCCAACGTCATCGTCGTGTCCGACAACCACGCCGGCTGTGGGTTGGCCCTCTGCCCCAAGCGGGTCGTGCTCCGGGACAAAGGCGTCTACCACGCCTCGGCGTTCCAGCAGAAGATCTGGGCGCACTGGACGGAGTTCCGTACCAAGTGGGTACCGCGGGTCACCAAGGGGGAGCCGTTTATCCTGGTCCACAACGGCGACGCCATCGACGGCCGCCACCACGGCACGACGAGCCAGATTTCGCACAACCTGCAGGATCAAGAGAACATCGCCCACGACGTCCTAGCGCCGCTCGTAGAGAAGGCGGCGGCCTACTACCACATCCGGGGCACGGAGGCCCACGTCGGGCCCTCGGGCGAGGCGGAAGAAAGCCTAGCGCAACGCCTGGGCGCCATTCCCGACTCGGGCGGCAACCACGCCCGCTGGGACTTGTGGCTCGACCTGCAAGGCCACCTGTGCCATTTCAGCCACCATATCGGCGTGACGGGCTCGAGCCAGTACGAGGCCACGGCGTTGGGCAAGGAGATGAGCGAGAACTACTCCGAGGCCGGACGGTGGGGGGAGCACCCGGCCCAGGTCGTGATCCGCAGCCACCGTCACCGCTACGGCATGTGGCAGCACTACGGCAAGCACGGCCTGCAGATGGTCGTGACCACTCCGGCGTGGCAGCTCAAGACCGGCTACGTGTTCCGGGGCCAGGCCAAGATGAGCCAGCCCCAGATCGGCGGGGTGTTGATCCGCTGCGGTGACGAGGAATTGCACACGCGGGCCATGGTGTGGGCGATGGCGCGCTCGCAGACGGAGCGGGCGTGATCAAGGAAAACGAATGGCTGGAAGAAATCGACCGCCTGTCCCGCCGGCATACGGACGGCTGGACCACCGACGAGATGGCCGCCGCCACCGGGTTGTCGCGCGAGACGGTGCGGGCGCGGCTCAAGCAAGGCATGCTGCTCGGCATCATCGCCCATGCCGGATTCCGCTCGGGCCTCTCCATCGACGGCAAGGGGACGCGCACGCCGGTCTATCGGCGGATCAAGACTAAGAAATAAGCGCCTTCCACTGCTCGGTCAGCGCGACTTTCAGCCCCATCAGGTCCGGTCGGCGCGCGGTTTTCAATCGCACGGCAAGCTTTCCAAACCTGACGTCGCCGATGCGTTCCAGCCACCAGTCGCGGAACTCGGCCGGCTTGTGGTGGGCGAACGTGTAGTGACACCCCGCGCATAGCCCCGTTGCGTTGTCGGGGTCCCAGCGTAACGCGTGGATGCGCCTACTGTTGAAGTGGGCCCAATGCAGCGGACAGAACTTTTGGCAGCGCTGGCACGGCCCGTACCACGTCCGCGTCCCATCCAGCCGCGCGGCTCCTAGTTTCACCATGCAGATGTCACGAGCTAGCTCGTCCAGCTGCTTGACCAGGGCATGGTGCTTGCTCACCGCTTTCATCTGCACGCGGGTCTTGAGCCGTTTGGTGCGGGATAGCTTGGTGCGGCGGGCGATGGCTCCTTCCTGGCGCTTGGTCAGGCTGCGGCCGTTTCTCACCGCTGATGCTTCCTGAGCCAGCACGACCCGCAGTAGTAGACGTCGTTGTCGATCACCGAGGACATATTGGTGCAACTGAACCACTGGCAGCGGAGCGGCCCCCGCCGCCGCAAATCGACGCCTTCGCACGTTGAGTCGGCGACGGGGGACTCCTCCCGATCCATCAGGCTACGGCCATCCGTGTCCCACGTCATCGCCCGTCCTCCGGAGGGAACTGGCTCGACATAGGCTTCTCGACTACGTTGTTAGGGCGTGGAGTGGAATCCGGTGAGTCAGAAGCGGTGGCGGCGGCCAACAGGGAGCCTTTCATGGTGTGCCGTCCTTGGCGTGAGTGGACTAGAGCGGAACGCTCAACGTCGAACCAGGAACTTCGCCAACAAAGTGCCACTCATCCGGCACGCTCTCGCGCTGGCCGTTGGCGTCGATCGGCACGACATCGAGCCAGTATCTAGAGCCTTGCGGCGCGTCCTGCAAGCTGATCTGTAGATGAATCGCATCAGCGTCCTGCGTCGTCATGACCTGTGTACGTACCGCATCCGTATATGGGTCCGCTAGCCAATAACTAGCCACAGAGCCGAGCGGCACGTCGCCCCACGGGCCGGCCTCGAGCCGATAATCCCAATCGGGCGTCATGCGTGAGGTGTCGATGAGGCCGGCAACATACCAGCCGTTCGGCATCCCGAAACTGCCATGCCCCCCGACGGCGATGTCGAGCCCGAAGTGGCTGCCATCGTTGTAGGCGGAGACGAAAGCGTGCGGCGCGGTGGTGCGTTCAATCGGATTCGCGGCGGTCGGCATCAGGCTCCGGCAGCCGGTCAGGGTCAGTAGCAGCAGTGCGATCCATCGCATGGCGTCCTCCCTCCGTGGGTTGGTTCATCGTTGCGTCACCGTCTGGCGCTTGGCGCCGAGCGCGATCAACGCCGCCCCGCCCAGCGCCGCGAATGCTGCCGCGATCATCAGCAGCGGTGAGTAGGCCGAGGCGACGTTGCTCATCGCCGAGCGGTTGCCGGCGGCGTCGTAGCTGTAGAGCGCAATTCGCCACCACACCCCCGGCGAGGGCAGTTGCACCGTAGCCGCCCCTGGCCCCAGCGATGTCAGCGGCACCGCAGCGGCAGTACCTGTCTGCAGTTGCGCGAATGTGCCGACATGTACTTCGTAACGCACCGCATCGGCGGGCGGGGTCCAGGTCAGCCGGACGTTGCCGGCCAGCGGCTGCGCCGCTACCAGATTCGTGATAGGAGCCGGAGGCGTCATATCGGGCGCGTTCGTTACCATCGCCCCTGCGATTGCTGCCAGCGTCGGGGCCACGGACACCCCGCCCGCGAACGTATTGCCCCATAGCTGGACGGCCCCCGGCTGCCACAGCGAGCGCTGATACTGGTCGGTCCACGCCCACTTGCCGGTGACGCGGCACCAGCGCAGCGTATCGCGCGCGATATCGAACGCGGTGACGTTGCCATCGAACAGCGTGCTATCGATCTTCCAGCCCTGGAATCCTCCCTGCCACTCCATCGTGCCGCCCGCCATGTGGAACTCGCAGCCGAGCATGGCGCTGTTCCAGTGCCCAAGGCAGTTGGGCGTCGAGCCATCACAGGTGGACGAGCTCGAGGGGCACCAACGCGAACTCGCGGCGCCCGGCCCCGTCGCCGTCCAGGTGCAGTGGTCGAATAGGTTGTTGTAGCAGCCCGCGGCGACCGTGCTCGGGTGGTCCATCTTGTCGACCGAGTTCCGCCAGCGGTTCGTCTTCACGTCGGGCGCGTTCATTACGTAGACGGTCTGGTTGCGGCGCTCGATCCGGTTGCGCGACGAGAAATGGTACTCGCAGTGCGTCGCGTCGGTGGAGGGGTTGTTGTGCGTCACGGTGAAGCTGCAGTCCTCGACCGTGGTGCCATCATCGTCCCACCACAGCAGGATATGGTCGCCGCTGGTGACGCCCTCGCCCAGGTGGTCGGCATGGCAGCGCTTGAAGCTCATCCCGCGACTGCTCGACAGATTGCCCTTGTTCACGGTCCACCGTGGCCCCAGCACTGTCACGTTGACCAGCACGGCGTCGTTCGCTTGTCGCGTGTCGAGCGAGCCCTTGACCACCACGTTTTTGATGACGGCACCGCTGGCCCACACGTTGAGATCGCCCGCGATCGTGGTGTCGGAGAGGAATGCATCCGGCTTGGTGATCGTGGTATCCGCGCGGGCGGGCGTGGCGAGCAGTAGCAGCAGCATCCATGCTTTCATCGGGGCTCCGTGGTGGGTGTGGCGTCCGGCTCCGGGATCGCGTCGGCTTCGGCGAGCGCCACGTCGATACGATAGCGGAAGTCGCCGGCCCAATTGTCCGCCGATTCGCGGAGCAGCCCGCGCAGCGCCTTCACCGCGCGCCGGGCGTCGTCCCGCTCGCGCTCGACATAATTGATCGCCTGGTCGAAATCGGCTTGAACGTGCAGCGGCACCGTTCCGCGCTCGCGTTCTAGCTGAGCGATGCGGGCGCGCAGTCGCCCATTTTCTTGCAGTGCGTTCGCGATGTCGCTCATGCCGATCGTCGGCGTGCTGTCATCGCTCATGATCGGCTCTCCGGCTCGCCCGGCGCTCCGAGGGCGCGGATGCCGTAGGCGCACTCGCGCGCCGATGACGCAATATTGGGGTAGTACGTGGAGTTGCGAGCCTGCTCGTCGCATACCTTCGCGCACCGCTCGCGCTCCTCCGCCCGCGCCTCGGCGATGAGGGCGAGCACGGCGTCGGCGGCATGCAGGTCCATTCGTTCGACCGGGCACTTCTCAATGGCCTCGCGATAGACGGCGCTGAGCGCGTTGTAGTGTGGCGCGCCCGTCTCAGGGATGTTGCCGCGAACGCGAATGCGCTTGAGCCGCTCGGCGATCTGCTCCCGCGTGAGGCTCATCGCTGCTCCGGTTCGAGTGCGCGGATGGCCTTGGCTAGCTCGCAGAGGACGCATCCGTTTACGCACTTGCGGTGGTCGGGATAATTCAGCACCTCATGCGCCACTACGTCGCGGGCCGCGTCGATCAATCCCTTCAGTTTGCGATGGGGAAGAAACAGAGGCCTGTTCGCCGCCTCCCGGCCGATGCGCTCTGAATCCTCGCGGGTCAGGAAATCAGGTTCGCTCATCGCTTGAGCCTCCGCACACGTTTTACGCAACAGGTCGGAATGGCGGTTGCGTCCGAGACGTTGCCCGTCGTGTCGCCCACGTTTTGCACAACGACGATCTCTCGCTTGTTTCGCCTGAGCAGGTACCCGACCGTCCGACACAGCGCGATCCCTTTCTTGGCATATTCTGCGGGAGACGACCACCCACCGAACGACCTCGCGTCCCACCATTCGACCTCCACAATGGTCACAATGTCGGCTCCTTCGCAGCGAATACCTCGGCAGCCTCCTTGAAAGCGTTGGCTCGCAGCCCTTGGTGGCCGTAGTTGACGATATCCTTGTCGAGTGGGACGCCCTTCACAGCGGAGGCGAACAGCGCGAACGGTGCCAGCGCCTCACGCAAGCTCTCGGCCCGCTCGCGCTCCTCCGCCCGCGCCTCGGCGAGCATTTCGAGCAAGTCGCGTTGCAAGCCATCCCACGCGCATGGCACGAGCGTGCCTCGGTCGGGATCGTTGCGATTACGCACGAGGATGCGGTCGATCCATTCTCGGTCGCTCTCCCGCGTGAGGCTCATGGCTGCTGCTCCGGTTCGAGTGCGCGGCGGCCCGCTTCAGTTGCTGCGTTGAATCGCGCCTGCTCGTCAGCGGGGAAGCCATGCCATCCGCTATTCAGGTCCACCAGTTCGCGCAGGGCAGATTCCAACGCCTTGATGCGCTCCCGCGCCGCCCGATACCCGCGAGCCTCGGCCTCTGCGCGGATGCGGGCGATGGCCGGGCCTAGCGATGGCATCGTGCGACACAATCCAGCCAGATATGCCTCGTGGTCCTGCTCGGTCGGCGGGGTCGGGTCGGCCGTCATGGCTTGGTGCTCCGCTCCACGAAATTCCTCCTCGCACGCCGGGCAGATATCGCTCGCATGGGCTGGCCCGCCACAGTTACCGCACGTTGCCATCGCTCCTCCGTGTGTGCCGCTACTGGCGGGGTCGCAGGCCGAGCCATCCGGCCAACGGTTTCACCTGCGCCGCTGCGATCCCCGCCATGCTGCTAGCTCTGGTCGTGCCCGTAGGGCGGCACGTAGGGCCTGGGGGCCGAGGGGGCGGGGGTGACGATGAAGCAGCCATCCCAATAGCAGAACCGCATCCCGCCGTCCGCATCCTCCCAGCCGATCTTGTGATCGTTGTACTGGAACATTATCGCTTCCGCCGGCCTCAAGAACGGCGGCACCGCGAGCAGCAGGAACGCCGTCAGCAACGCCGCAGCTTTGAGGCGCTGCGAGAACTTCCGTGCCGCTTCGCGGGCGTGGTACTCACCGATGATGCGGGGCAGCCAGTTGGGATCGCGTTCGTGCTTGAGGATCATGCCGCACCTCCTGAGTGGACATCTGACGGGCTACTAGCCGCTCGCCCCCCTCGGAAAGGCACGAGTTGCGTTCGCCCGCCAACACAGCCCGGTGTTTCATCGCATCGGAGGAGCCGATTGTCGCAGGTTCTCCCTGCGCACCATGCCGGGCACACAAGTCCGTTGCGCGCTGCAGGAAACGACCCCTCGCCACCTACACACCCGAGGCCAATCGGCCTAGGTGAATTGCACGCGCAACGGGTTACGTCACAACGATGCGGCGATTACCTTCGACCAGCGTGGCGCCGGGCACACTCTCGCCCCGCTTCAACGCCTCGGCAATCGCTTTCTTGTCCGGTTCGTATTCCAGCCGCGTGCGCAGGTAGGGGGTCGGCGTCTCTCCAAACTCCGGCCCGATCTCCACGCGCGAGGGGTTCTGCCGCCAGCCGATCTTGTATTGCACTCCATCCAACACTTTCTTGTCCATGCCATCCAAGATGCTGAGAATGTACTTGTCCAGCCGCTCCAGCACCCGTTCGGCCCGCTGTGCCTTCATCGTGGCGTCGGCGGCGCGTTCGTAGAGCTCGGCGATGAAACTGGATTGGCTCTTCCGGGCCGCGGCGAGCGCATCGCGCTTCTCAAGCGCCGCCTGCATGCAGTCGTAGACCAAGCCGGCCAGTTCGTCGGGGGTGTCGTCGTCCTCCAAGTCCTCGAGCCGCATCATGGCATCGAGCAGGGCGAACTCGGTTTCCCATGCCGTCTGGCGGCGGACGGGGCTAGAAACGGGCGAAGCCATCTTCCAACTCCTTGCCTTGAGCGGCGGGCATGATGATTTCGTTGTACAGCTTCCGCGCCAGGCACAGAATCCAGTCGTGCTGGGCCTCGCTGCCCGTTCCTGCGGCCGGTCCTGCCCCCGCGAATGCCTCGCAGGCTGCCTTACACGCCGCCTGGGCCGCGATCGACCGCTCGCGTGACTCCTGTATCGTGACGGACCCTGCGAGGGCCGGAGGGGGCGACTGTGGCGTTTGGACGGTTCTGGCGGCAGGCGGCAGGCCGGGCGAATCCGCTCGGCTCGGAATCCCGCGCTGCGGGTGCTTGTCCGGGCAGGCCCAAAATCCTTCGTAAGGCTGGCCCGGATTCTTGGCCCGCGGCCCCGCGATGCCGGGCGGCACCCAATGCAACGGCTTGCCGCAATCGCGCCAGTTACAGAACGGAATTGAGGTGGGGGCGCCCACTGACTGCTGATTCATGCTATCTCCCCTGCCACGCCACGATGACCCCCGCGGCGATGAGTAGAACTACAGCCAAGGGTCCGGGCCACCACTTAGGGCCGCGGTACGACTCAACGCTCAACTGAGAGATCGTCCCATTGCCCTGTGAGGATTTCTTTCGATAGTAGGCGCGGCTCACTCTTAACCTCCGTAGGCGAGACACGCTCGCCGGCTTTGATGGCTTCATAGACGCGGTGCGAGAGCAGGGCCCCAAGCCCCGGCTGCTTCAACCGCACCGCGATGAGATGCGACGCCCACACTTGCCTGAGCGTGGCGAGCATCTGGTCGTAGGACTCGGGGTTTCTCATCGCTCCTTCACGATCTGAACGCCGCGCTTGCGCAGCTCCGGCTCGATTTCTTTCATGACCGTCTCAATGCCCTTGTGCATGATCGCCTGGCCGCGCGTCTGTTGCTCCTTCGGCTTGGTCAGCCACACAACCTCATCGCACGGCTTGCCGGTCGGGTTGTCCTCGAGCCACTTGCGCAATCCGCGCGCCACCTGTACGCCCTCGATCACCTCGGGCCCGCCAGTGCCGAGCATGGATGCAACCTTGTCGATTGCGGGCTCCCAGCCGAGGTGGATCAAGTCATCCGTATGGGCCGCGTGTTTTCCCGCCTTGGTCGTCTTGCCGGTGCCGGGTCCGCCCGTAATCACTCGCTTAGGCATCGCGTTCCGCCTCTTGTTGTGCCGCGCGCCATTCCTCGCGGCTCTCGAATGCCATCCCGCACTCCATGCAGACGAGGTGTTCGCACTCCCAATGCGGGCACGAATCCATCATGGCGGGGCTCATACGCTGTTCGCCAGATCAATCACGGTGCGCCACTTCTCATCTTCGGTTTCGTCGCAGTCCAAGGCGAACTCCAGCTCGCACTGCTCGCGGCACTCGTCACACATCCCGTTCCACAGATCGTCACGCCACTCGCCACATACCTCGCACGGCTTCATGGCTAGTTATCTCCGTTCGGCTCGATCATGGGCGGCTGGCCGTTGGGGTCCGCGGGGCTCGGGCCCTCGTCATGGTGGGCGCCGTTCGCCAGCATCTCGACGTCGCCGCCCGTCAACTCGATCTTGAGCGGATTGCTCTTGCCCTGGCCCTTGATGCTGTGCGCCTGCCGCGCCACGTCGGCATAGCTGACGATGCCCGATACGGCGGACGGCGGTGCGTCCGCGGCCGCGCGGTTCTCCCACGAGATACCCTCGCCGCCCTGATGCGAGAACGGATTGACGAATAGGTCGGACCCCGCAGCGGCATCGTGGTTGGCCGAGTAGTCGGAGCCATCGCCATCGCCCCCCGAGAGCTGGGCCGCGTTGTCCGAGTACATGCCATCGTTCAGCGTCATGAAGTTCTCGGCGGCGAGTTGCATCGTGTGCATATTGGCCTTGGTTGCGGCTTCCTTGGCGCGATCTTGCAGGGCGAGGTAATTCGGCACCGCAATCGCCGCCAGAATCCCGATCACGACGACGACGATCATCAGCTCCACCAAGGTGAAGCCGCGATCCAGGTGCGGGCGCAGCCACGGCGCCGTCCGATACGGCTTGGGGCCGATGCCGTGCGAGTAGTCGGGCAGCGGTGCCGCGGTGTTCAAGTCGGGCAGCTTCGCCTGCACGATGTGATTGAGAATCCGCATCGCGCCGTTGGGGTGCGGCGTGCCGTCGCCGCCGTCGATGGTGTCCTGCTGGTGGTCCAGGTAGTCGAGGATTTCTTCCCACAACTCGCGCGGGACGAGCACGTCGGATTCGATGGTCACGGCTAGTTCTCCTTCCGAGAGAGAGCATCGCGTAGCACGAACAGACCGAACAGCACCGAGACGAGCGGGAACGCTACCACTTGGCCACCGCCGATCCGACGACCACGCGGCCACACTTGCTGCAGGTTCCATCCTTGCGGGTGTAGCGGTTGCCCGAGCAGCCGCAGGGGAAGCACTCGCCGATGTTGCGCGTCAGCCGCTCCACCGCGATCAGGTACAGCGCCACGATCAGCGTCGCCACGATCAGGAACGTGTTGCCGGGTCCGTTCATCGCTTGCCTCCGAGTTTGGGTTGAGCTTCGGAGGATTGCTATTGCACTTGAGGTGCCACGGAATAGGCGTTGTGGGGCAAGCACTTAGGATGGCGACATCGAGCGAGGCGTTGCGAATTGACCCGCGGAGCGCGGCAGAACGCCCGATACCACAACCACAGCAGAGCCCCATAGCGCATAGATTACATGGGCATGGAGCGTGTGTCAACGATTTTCTTGTTTGACAAGCCGGGCGGTGCTAGGTATCTTCCCGCCCATGGGGCTCATGGTGCATCGAAGCAGCAGACGATTCCTCGACGTGGGCGGTCGTGGCGCTCCAGCCAAGTCCTGCTCCTCGCGGGCCTGCAGCTTCGGAGCCCCATAAGCCACGGCCACCCACCTCGCGGAATCGCACCCATACCCACGGACGGGATATATCGGTCATGCCACGCCAAAAGCGTTGGGCAACCCTCCTCATTGAGCCGCTAGCCGTTCTTAACGATCCAGCCTTCATGATGATGGCCGAGCACCCCTTATGGGAGCGCGCCCAACGCGCCTATCTCATGCTGCTGTTCGAGGCATGGGGCCAAAAGGAGCCGGGGGTATTTCCCTACACCCCGCGCGGGCTCGCCAAGGCGTCTGGATTAGACCTCAAGGCGTGGGAGGAAATCGAGCACGTCGTCAAGCCCGGTTTCACCATTCGCGAGAGCGACGGCGCATGGACATTCCCGCTAATGATCGAAGTGAACGAGCGCCAGAAGCGCATTCACAAGAAGCAAACCGAGAAGTCTAAGCGTGCCGCTAAAGCGCGTTGGAGCAAGCCGTTAGATGCTACAAGCATGGCTAATGGGCATGCCTGTAGCAATGGCGTAGGGCATGCAGATTCTATTTCTGTTTCTAATTCGGATTCTGTTTCGGTTGCAGAACCTAAAGTCAAAAGAGGAAGACGACCCACCGCGTTCGCCGACGAGTTGATTTCTCGGCTCGAGGCCAAGTACCCACGGCTCGACGTCAGGCTCACGGCCGACAACCTGCTGAATCACCCCAAGCAATACGTCGATTGGGACAAGGCACTGCATAACTGGTGTCGCAAGAGCGAGTTAAACGGTTGGGACCGCAAGAAAACGGACGTTTCCACCTGGGGAGAGGACGATGCAACGCCCTGATTTCCGCAACGAGGCGATGCGGCTCGCCAACGGCTTCGGCGTCGAACTCACGCACGACCGCCTTGAGGCCCTGTGGGGAAGGTTCGGCAGCCTGCACCGGGACGTATGGGCCGCCGCGGTGACGGAGTGCCTGTGCGAGCCGCGCTACCCCACGCTCGCCCGCCTCGATACCGCCGTGGCATCGCACAAGCCCGACATCGCCCCCCGGCGCCTCGAGCCGCTGGACGAACCCCGCCACGACTACGACCTCGAGGCCGAGCGCCGGTTCCGGGCCGAATTGCGCCAGATGGCCGCCGAGGGTAATTACTTCGCCAAGGCGTTTCTCGACGCATCACCGAGCGGACCGAACGAACGTGATGCCGCGCAACAGCGGTAAGGGAGAGGGGTTATATGCGGCCGTCTAAGCACTGGAAGCCCTGCAAGCACTGCGGCATCCCCCAATGCGGTCCCGGCAATCTGTGCGTGATGTGCGCCGTGATCCAGGCCGTCGAGTGGGGATACCGCGAACCGAAGCCGAGCCCGTACCAGAAAGCCCTCGCGAGGCTGCGTCAGGAAATGCGAGAGGCGGCGGCACGGCGGTGGGCCGAGGCGGTGGAGCGCGAGGAGCGCGACATCCCGCCGAAGCCTACGGGCATCACGCGATCGGAGTGGGACGGTGCGGCGTTCCGCAAGTGGCAAGACGCCGTGCGCCGTGCGCACTACCGAAGCGGTGATGACGAGCGCGACAAGGGGAACGCATGAGCCCGGAGGAAAAGGCGGTCATCGACGCGGCCATCGCCTGGGAGCGCGAGCGCAACACGATTGCGATGACGCACGGCGCGGTGGATATCACCGCGCGAGCGCTTTGGAGTGTCGTGCGTGCATTGCGCGAATCGCGCAAACCGAAACCGCGATGGTCGGTTGATCCTGGCGGCTTCGTCACGGATGGCAACGCATCCGTGTACCCGCAGTTTTGGGGCAACATCGTGACTCAGGGTGACGCGCGTAAATTGGCCGAGCGTATTTGCGACTTGCTCAACGAGGACGATGAGCGCAGCAAGTGAAACCGCCCCTGCTCTCCGACCGCATCGAAATCCTAGCCCAGCACAAACGCGACGCGATGGTCGAGTGGGTGTGCTCCGACGAGATCATCACCCAAACGCAGTGCGCGCTGGAGGCGCGGTTGCGCATGGGTACTCGCGATGGTGTGCGCAATGTGCTGACGCTGATGGGATTTGTGAATGATGCGCCGCAAGTGCAAGTCGCAATCAACAACCTGCTCGTCGGCATGAATGTGAAAAGCGATGACGAGTTGAAGCAACTAGTGGAATCGGGCCGCGCGATGGAGCGAATCAAGAACGACGTCGGCGACAACCTCGATGCGCACTTGGCGAACGGGTTGGAACTGGTCAAGGCGGTACTCAAGCTGCAACCGGACAAGCGCGCCGGCGTGATTGCCGAGCTGGGCGGGCTGCTGCCGGTCACGAACGGAGGCACGCATTGAGTTGGCTGGAGCGGAATGTGCGAATCCCCCGAGTGGCAGAGAAGCCGATCGAGCCATCCGAACGGCTGCGCTGCTTGCATTGCGGCTCGGCGGGCCCGTTCGCCTCGTGCGTGATCCTGCGCGACTACGCCTTGCGCGAGGGCCAGATCATCAGCGAGCCCTCGGGCGACCGCGTGGCGTGCCAGCGTTGCGGCGGGCAGTTCTCGATGCACCGTGACGGCAGCTTTCAGCACCACGCTCAGGCGGAACCGTACACCGGCGAGGCGCGCGCCATTGCCGGGATTCCGTTGCAGCAGGGGGTCACGGACATCGAGCGCCCCGCCCCCGATCTGAGGCCGCTGCCGCCGATGGCACGGCAGAGGCCGAGCGTATGATTATCGCAAAAATTGCGATATGCGGCATATAGGCGGTGGGGCTTATCGCGTTGATGACGATTGCAATTCATCACGCAGTTAACGGCGAAGGTCATGCCGCTGTGCGGCTCATCGGTTGGCTATGTTTGGGGACGATCGTGTTGGCGTTGATCGTGGCGCTTGGCTATCCGCTGGCGGAGGCATTGTCGTGATCCTATTCGCATTGCAGCAGCTGGCGATCATCGTGTCGCTGGGGATGACGTTCGCCTGGATCGACGGCGACCGATGAGGCGCGAGCATGTGGTTGTGGCGACTAGTATCGGCATCGCGGCCGCAGCGGCGCACATCCTGACGCATAACTTCTGGGCCGCGCTGGGGACCATTGCGACGCTCAACGCCATTGTGATGGCGATATGGTACCGCGACCGATGACGACCGAGCGCGACACCAGCAACGACCAGTGGGCCGCCGTGCCCGGCGAGTGGCATATGTTCGATAGCCTGACCGGCGCCCGCTTGACGCTGGACTTGGACCGGCTGCCCTCCCGGTGGGGACCGGACAAGCGCAAGAGCTACTGCGATGCAATCCTCGCCATGCTCAATGCTTCACCCGAGCCCGACCGCACGCCGCGACCGATCCCGCTGCCCGAGCCGCCGCCCAAGCCGGAACCGCTGCCGGCCCCCAAGCCAGAGCCGTTGCCCGAGCCGAAGCCGGTCCCGGTGCCCGATCCGTCCCCGATGCCCGCGCCGCGGCCGACACGCCCGCCGCTGGAGCCGCGGTGAGGCCTGAATTGGTCGAAGCGGTGCCGCTCGTGATGGCCGTCGTGCTGGTGGTGGGTGCCTGGCTCGTGGAACGCGATGAGGTGCGAGCCGATTTCCGCGAGTGGGCCGATGCGTGGGTCGGCAAGTTGGTGGCGTGGGCGCTGGCGATCGAGCGGGGGCGCCGTGGCCCTCGCTGAGAGGATGCGATGATTGACTCGCTGTTCGTTCGCGTGGACACGACGCAGGCCTATCCCGTCGCGCAGTGGGTATTACCGAACGCGACGCATCATGCGACCAGCGGATGGAACACGTTGCTCATGTCATGCTTTGCGATATGCGTGGTCATGGTCACGCTCGTGGGAGTCGTTGCATCTTTCAAGCTGTTAATGAAAATGTTGACCGAATGGTAATGGCCCTCGCTGACACCGCCGTCACCGTCCAAGCCATCCTGGACTTGAAGCAGCGCGACCCGCTGCGTTGGTTCAAGTTCGCCGTGCCCCGGCTGCGCGAGGCGTTCGCGCTGTTCACGTCGCACGATCCGGTCGACGAGCTGCACGCCCGCGGCCCCAACGGCACCGGCAAGACGCTGACCAAGGCGATGTTCGTCGTGGCGTGCGCGCAGAAACGCACCGACTTGGACGGCGTACCGATCCCGCAATGGCGTGGCCGGGTCGAGTGCTTGCAACTTGTCTTGGACTTCCCGCAGCAGTTGCTCTCCGTCAAAGCGGCCTACGAACGCGCACTCGGACAATGGCCGCATCACGCCCGCTACAACGGCGAGCACCTGACCGGCGTGCATGTGATGCCGGTCGGGGGTGACCCGGACGACGAGTCGCAATGGTCGGTGATCTATTTCATGTCGCAAAAGAACATGCAGGCGGGCACCGGAGCGCGAGCGGATGTTATCGACTTCGACGAGCCGCCGCACATGGACTTCCTGCGCGAGCTCCGCAAGGCGGCGCATGCCGGACGCCGCAGCATCATCATCATCGGCGAGACACCAACGCGGAGACGCGAGTGGGCGCCGCTGCGCGAGGACTACGGCGACACGCCCCGCAGAACGCTCCGGCGCGTGGACAAGGAACGCGCCGAGGTGCGCTGGTCGCTCGATGAGGTCGATAGCTGGCTGCTCAGTGACGAGGCCAAGGAGAAACTGCGGAGGAAGTACAGCACCGACCCGCTTAGGGCTGCGAGAGAGCACGGCGACTACGCCAACACCGAAGGCAAGTGCCCGTTCGATGACGTGACGATCATGCGGATGATCGAGGCGTGGTGCGTCGAGCCGGACATCAAGCACATTCGCGTCGCGATCGAGTCGCCCGATGGGGAAGCCAAGACGATCGAGCGCGTGCCGGTCGAAGTGTGGCAGATGCCCAAGCGCGGGCAAGAGTGCTACATGGCGATCGATCCGGCCTCCGGCATCGATGACGACGCGCACAACCCCGCGGCGTTGCACTTGTGCGATGCGGATACCGGCGAGTTGCTGGTGCGCTGGAACGGCTACCTCGCCCCCTACAGCGTGGGCGCGATGGCGGCGGCGCTGCACCGCCACTACAACCTCGCCGCGTGTGATATCGAGATGAAGGACCATTGGGGTGTCAACGTCGTGCGGGGCTACACCGACAACGACGGCGGCAATCTGTGCTATGAACAGCGCGAACTACGTCCGGGGGTATGGGCCAAGGAGGTGGGATTCGATGTCAGCCAAGAAACGCGCGCCATCTGGATCGGCGGCATCCAGGAATGGATCGCAGCGTTCCGTGCCAATGTTCCTTATGGAATGTGCCGATCACGCGCGGTGTTTGAGTGTCTACTCGACACTGAGTTGGACGACCGCGGGCGGATCGTTGCAGCGCCCGGAGTGGCGCATGGTGAGGATATGGTGCTTAGGGGGCAAACTCTCCGTCGAACCATCCGCCCGACCAAGGAAGCGCCCGTCCGCTACGAACCGCCGCCCGCGCCGCACGAGCTGACCCAGAAAGCCAACGACGAACTCGCCCGACTGATTGCCGGCACGGAGGCCGATGCACTCGAGCCCGACTACCTCACGCCCCACGATCCGCCGCGCTGGTAGGCTCTACGCCGGCCTCGCGGCCATCTTCGCCGCCCGGCTGCTGGCGTTCTGGCTGTTCCCCCTGTGCGCCGAAGATGCCTATATCAGCTACCACGCCGGCATCGACCCCGCCTGGCGTGCCGCGACCACGTCGCCGCTGTGGAGCCTGCTGTGCGCCGCAGCCGATCCGCCGACCGTGGCGCGGCTCCTGAGCCTCGTGGCCGACTGCGTGGCCGTGTGGGCCGCGTGGCGCGTTCTGGGCGTATGGGGCTACTGGACGTTCCTGGCGCTGTGGGTGTCGCCATTCTTTACAGGCTCGGCCGTGTCAGGGCTCGAGACGCATGCGGTAGCCGCGTGTCTGCTGGTGGCTCGAGTCTGGCCGGTCGGCTACTTCCTGGCCGCCTGCCTGCGTCCCGATGCGGCGGCAATTGCGCTGGTGGCGAGCGGCAAGCGGTGGCGCTACGCCTTGGCGGGATTCCTCATGCTGCTCGGGGTCGGGCTGCTGTTCTGTGGCCATGCGCTGCCGCAAACGATGGCCAGCAAAGCACTTGTATACGGAATCCATCCCGGCGACTGGACTTGGCTCGCCCCCCGCGAGTTTGACTTTCTTTCCATTGCGGTCGGGATCGGTTGCGCGGTAGCGTTGCTGAAGCAGCGCGAAGGCCACCGGCCCCCCTGGCTCTACGTCACGGGGGCCGTCGCCTTTCTGCTGGCGCATGTGGCGTTCGGCTCGCCACACTTTTGGTGGTGGGCCGTCCCGCCGTTCGCGATGCTCAGTTTCGTGGCGTGTGAGTCCATCCGCCGCCCCTGGCATCTCGTCATCGCGCTCGCCTGCTTGGCTCTGTTCGCTGGCCGCCAGTGGCACGCCTTGACCGAGCGCACCGAACGCGAGGCGCAGTTGTGGCACGCGGGTGAGGAATTGGCCAAGTTCCATCCTCGAGGCACGGTGCTGCTCGAGCCCGCCGGCATGATCCCCTATCAGAATCGCAACCTGCGCGTCATCGATGACGTGGGGCTGCTCGAGCCGTGGATGGCGTGGCGGCGCAAGCTGGGACGCGGCTGGCGCACCGATGCGCTCAACCTATACAAGCCGCGCTGGCTCATCATGCGAATGCGCGAGTATGTCTATCCCGATGGCTGGATCGTCGGGCAGCCGAGTTTCTACGATTCCACCGATGCCAAGCTGCCAGATTACGGTTTGGTATCGCTGCCGGGCGTTACATATATCGGACAGTCGGGACAGTTCAAGACCAAGATGGTATCGAGCAATTTAGTGATCTTGATGCGAAAGCCCTTGACACCGCATCCGAAATAGGTACGGACCTATGCCAGAGATACGAGTAATTCCGCCAGGGGTAACGGGCCAAGACTTGATGGGTCGTCGCGGCTGGCGTCCGCCCAAGCTTGACCTTGAGGGATGGCTTGCGCGAAGGGGCGCCTGGTACACCGTGGAGCCGAATGGGTGCTGGCAGTGGCGGCGGGCGCTTTCGGGCGGTCAGCGCAATCGGGCCGGATATGGCGTGCTATTCGTCAACGGCCGCAGGGTCGCCGCCCATCGCTATGCTTTTGAGTTGATGAGGCGCCCCATTCCCAAAGGGCTCTGCATCAATCACATCTGCGAGAACCGAGCCTGCGTCAATCCCGACCACATGGAACTCGTGACGCCCGGCGTAAACGTGCTCATGGGGCGCGGCCCGTCGGCGAAGCGGCTGGGCGCCAAGACTTGTCCCAATGGGCATCCATACCGTCCCGAAACAACCTACATCACACCGAGCACGGGATGGCGTCGATGTCTGATATGCAGGGCGCTGCGCGAAAAGTAGTTGACGCGGGCGGTGCGCGTAGTCTTTGTTGTCTTTTGCTGGCGACCAAATAGCGCAATCTGGCGTGCGCGCTCAGTACACGGAGGTACAGAGCACATGACCCGCAAGACCCGCGGCTTGGCCGCACTTTGCATGCTCGCCACGCTGGCCATCCCGATCATTGCATCGGCGGGCTGGCACACCGACGAACTCGGCTGGCACATCAGCCGCATCGGCGGCGCCACCGGCACCGCCATCGTCCAGGTCGATACCGCCTTCACCGTGGTCAACGGCGTGTCGGTATTCGACACCACGGCGGTGTTCTCGCTCGACCGCGCCGACGTCCCGCCGCGCGGCAATCCCGTCGTCAGTCTCGGTGCCCTGGCCGGCAGCAACACCGCCACCAACGACACCACGGTCGTGGCGTACCTGACGCTGCAGCCGGACTCGGGCACCGTTGCCCCTGCGGTCGGTAGCGGCACGATCACGGTCATGGTCGAAGGCAAGATCGGCGGCTATGGGCCGGTGGCGGTCAACTCGTCGGGTTGGTCGCGTATCGACTCGACGGTGACGACGCTCGGCAGCACCTCGCTGGACCAGAGCGTGACGATTCCGATCCGCACCATCGGCAAGTACAGCACGCCGCTCGGCTTCAGTTCGCTGCGCGTTCGCACCATCGGCGGCACGGCAACGCTCGGCGCATGCCGATCGTTCCTGCGCTGGTGGGAGAACGACTCCAGCAACCCGAAGCGGCCGTAGCTCAGTGACCCAGCGGAAGCCGGGGGTTAGTACTCAGGGGGAGGGCGCGACGCCCCCGGCGCTCCGCGATGCCTAGCCGCTACGCCGATCTGCCGCCGCACAAGGCGGTTGACAAGCGGTTCGAGGACAACTATCCGCTGTGGCGTCCCAAGTACGACGCCATGCACGAACTCAGCCGCTTCCTTTCCGGCGATCGCTACGTCAACGACGGCGGCGCGTTCAACAAGGACCGCCGCGGCGTGCAGATTCGTGGCCAGGACATCCAGGACACGATCCGCCACGTCGTTGCCAAAGCCACCGAGAAGCCGCGCAGCATCGAAGCCCGCCCGATCGATACCGACACCGATCCCGACGCCGCCGAGCTGATGCAGGGGTTGGTCACCAACGAACTGAGCGACCCCTACAAGGGCTTCGAGCGCGAGCGTTACGCGGCGATTCAGAGCTGCCGCGAGATGCGGCTGGGTGTGGTGTGGATGGACTACGTACCCGACTTCGGCGCCTATGGCGGCGAGATCATGTACTCGTGGCAATCGCCCGACCGCATCATGTGGGAGGCGCCGTATCACCCGCATCATCCCTTGTGCGGCTGGTTGATCCGCGACAAGCGCATCAACGTCGATGAGGCGCGCGATACGTATTCGGCTCCCTGGCTCGAGCCCGACCGCGGCGCGTTGACCGCTCAAGGCAACTGGAAAGCCGGCACGCCGCTGATTCAGGGCTACAACGACTGGCTGGCCGCAACCTGCATCAACGATGACAAGGTCACGGTACGGGAGTGCTGGTACAAGAACGACAAGACGCTGGCCAAGAATAAGAAACCGGTCAACTACGAACCGCTGAAGCCGGAAGATCGCTACCTCTCCTGCCAGGACGGCTGCGGCTTCCGTAGCGATACCCAAGCGACGCTGGCGAGCATGGGCGCCCCCAAGGCGCTGCCCGAGCAAGTCGATACCGGCTGCCCCGTATGCGGCGGACACCTGACCCGCGTGGATGCCACGCAGACGAGTGCAAGCGTGCTGGCGTACTCGAAGGGCCGCCGCCTCGTCATCAGCGCACCCTACTCGCCTAACCCCAACGACGAGCCGCTCTACGACGGCCAATGGCCGATTGCCAAGGCTAGGTCGTTCCCCGGCCTGTTCCTGTTCGCCAGTGTGAAGCCGGGCGATGTGATGGGGCCGTGCGATGTGGACTGGATGTGGGACCAGCAAGTCGCCCAGGACAACTTGGACACGCTGGCGGTGCAACGCGTGTTCGAGCACCGCAACTATTGGATCATGCCGGAAGTTGGAATCAACGACTATCGGCGGAAGCGGTTCGAGTTCCGCGAGGACCAGCAGAACCTGATGTTCCGCGACATGACCAAGGCCAAGTACGGGCCGCTTGAGGTGCAGAACATCAACGGCACCGGGCTTGATCCGGCTTGGGGCGGCGTGAGGTCGGTTGTAAGCCAGAATCTCACGCGCTACGTGCCCAAGTCGGACATCGGGCTCGTCCCCGGCGAAGCCCACGACATCCCGGTCGGCACCACGCAGCTGGTGCAAGAGCAGGCCGAGACGTCCACCAAGGACTTCATCACCCGCTGCAACCAGGAACTGTCGATGTTCTACGGCGTCGTGGCGGACTACATCAGCGCGACGTACACGCCCGAGCGCATGGCGCGGCTCAATATCGACGGCACCGACTTCCTGCTGCAATTGAAGGGCGACGATCTGCCCAACTTCGATTTCGTCGTCACCGAAACCCCCGACTTCACCGGCATCGACAAGGAGAAGTCCCAGGCATTCGACCAAGCGATGGGTGTGGCAATGCAGATGGGCCCCGAGGCGTTGGATGCGTGGGGGCAGTTCCACAACGTGCCCAAGTCGGTGATTCGCACGATTCAGAAGCTGTTCCAGGAGAAGCAAGCCCAGGCAGAGCAGATGGCGGCGCAGGGAATGGCGCCCGGTGCGGCGGGAGGCCCAGGGATGGCAGCTATGGAGAGCCCCGCCGCGCCCCCAACGAATGGCCCAAGTGGTGGCGGCATGATGCCGTCACCTGTTGGCTAGAGGTACACGATGACTGACCCGACTCAGACGACGGGGACGCCCGAGCAGGACGGCGGGGACGCGGCGGAAGTGCCGACGGCCGGAACGCCTGTTGCGGATGACCGGAACGCTGACCACGGCATCAATCGCGAAGAAGCCCTGGTGTGGAAGTCCAAGGCCGAACGGCTGAACGCTGCCGAGGCCGAGGCCAAAGCCTACAAGGCGCAACTGGATGCTTTGACACGTTCGCAGTCGCCAGCCGCGAACGGGAGCGATCCACGAGCCGAACGCTTGGCCACGGTCAAACGGTTTGCCGAAGGCACGATTGGCGAAGGACCAGACCCGGTGGCTGCCGAAGTGCTGGAGTTGCGCGAGGCGTTGGCGATGACGGTCGCAGAGCTCACCAACGTACGAGAGCTCGACCGCGTGGCCGACGAGGACAAGCGCTCCCGCATCGCCAAGCACTTCAATGACAACCGACACCGGCTCGGTGACGTGAAGGCGGCACGCGCAGAGATCGAGGCCGAAGAGCGGGCGGCAAAGGTCGCCGAGCAGGAGGCTGAGATCGAACGGCTGAAAAAGGCGCTCGAGGCGCAAGCCAAGCGTCCCGGCTCCGACGTGGTGCAGACGCACACGCGCGAAGTCTCCGCCGCCGAGCACAAAGACATCATGACGCAAGCGCAGTGGAACGAACGACAGGCCATGCTCGAGCGGCAAGCCGATAGCGGCGACTTGGAAGCAATCAAGATCCGCCGGCGAGAGCAAGTGGCCCGCGCCAATGGAAAGTTGCGCGTCGAGGGTTGAAGCTGCGCTAGCGCGAATCGTCAGGGAGGACGAAACGCATGGCATCACCTCCGATCCTTACCCCGAGCGGTACGACGGGGTTCAACCGGCAGACCTGGGCCGACACGATCGAGGGCACGACCTACCAGAAGATGGTGGCGATCCCTTCGTTCGATGAGTACCCCGGCCGGATTCTCAATCAGGGCAACGTGCGGAAGCAGGGCCGCACGGCCGGCCAGACGCTCGGCCAGTCGGCGGAAGGCACCTCGCTGACCTCGGGCGACATCACCGGCACCCCGATCACCATCACCCCGGTCGGCCGCTACGTCGCGGTCTACTGGTCCGAGAACGAGGACGCCCAGGTCGAAGCCAACCTGGATCGCGTCGCCGCCGACAACATCGAGCAGTCGCTCGCCGAAGTGTCGGACACCGCTGCACTCGCTACCGCCACCTCGCTGACGCAGACGATGAGCCAGGCGAGCGTGGATGCGGCGATGTTCCGCCAGGCCGTCGGCCGCTTGGTCGGCAACATGAACGGTGCCGTGATGCCGGGCGACGACAGCATCATGGCGATCTTCTCGCACACGCAGTACCCGAACCTGATGAACATCCCCGAGTTCACGGATGCCGACGTCCGTGGCGACTCGGAGAACCCGCACGTCAAGGGCATCTATACCCGCGGCGGCGGCGTCAAGGTCATGCTGTCCACGGTCGTGGCGCAGGATGCCAACGGCTGGCACAACATCCTGTACGTGCGCAAGGCGTTCGTGGTGGGATGGAATGCTCGCTCGCGCATCAAGCGGCAGGACATCGAGCTGCAGAACCGCATCATCGTCTACAACAACTTCGGAGTCTCGGTGCAGCACGATTTGCGTGCCATCGATCTGCGGACGACGGCGAGCGGTCTGTAATCAACCCGAGCGGGGCGGGTGCTCGTATAGGCCCGCCCAACTCACCAACGAGGATTCATGGGAATCACGCACCAAGTAGGCGACCCCGACCTCAAGCGTCCCGCGATCCGTGCCGAGCGCGGCGCCTGCGCCGACTGCCCCGTATACGAAAAGTGCCTGTTTCACATGCCGCGCTACGGCGGGTTCAAGAACCAAGGGCCCCGCAATGTGGTGTACGCGCTCATCACCGACAAGGTGGAGAACCACAACGCCAAGGAAGAATGCGTCTCGTGCAAGAACTTCGTCGAGACGATGCAGGACCGCATGCTGTCGGGTCGTGCTGCCGCTGATGAAGGCCGGCAGGGTGCCGAGCGGGTGCGCGTGCTGCTCAACCGCACGACCTACCGCATGGGCACCGAGATGCCGTTCAACGGCAGGGGAGAAATCATCAAGCAGCCGCTCTATCTGGTGGAGGACTTGCGCAAAGCCGGCTACAAAGTCAACCAGGACGACATGGGTGTCCCCGCCAAGTGGCAGACGGTGGTATTCGATCGCACCGTGCCGGACTACAGCGCTCCCCAGGTGACGACGAGCAGCTACAGCGAGGAGATCGCCCAG